GAAGATCTGCGATCTGCCGCTTCCCAGAAGTTCGATCCCGTAGGAATCCCGGCCAATGATTACCTGCTGCCGATCCTGTATGCCGGGGACTATGAAAGAGTGGCGCATGAGATCCTGCAGATTTTTTACCCGGAGAGACAAAATGCGCTAGCCTCTGGGGAGTGTTTTCCCATTGACGGCGATGATCTTGCAAGGCGGATGGGGCTTCCGGTTCGGGATGTGCATTTTGCGGATCCTACGACACTGGGGCAGATCTTTTACAACCCCGGCATGGCCGAGATACTGGATGAAAACGGGCACGTGGCAGAGGAACCAGTGCTTCCGGGCACCATCCTTGTCAGTATCGACAACTGTAAGAGTCCCGCCATCCGAAACAGCACGATTTGTCATGAGTGCAGCCACATGTATCTGGACCGGACGTTTTTCTTCCTGCAGATGATGACCGGCTGCCGGTTCTCGTCTTATACGAGCAGACGGCAGGAGAGAGCTTACAGCATGAATAGGAACGGTCCCGTTGGCTGGATGGAACTTCAGTGTGAGAAGCTCCCGGCTTATCTTCTTCTGGAAAGGGAAAGCACAAAGGCATTTGTCGATGAAGAAATTCAGAAACAGGGAGGAAGAAGATCCCCGGAGGTGATGCATAAGATCATTGAAATCCTGGCAGAGAGAAACCAGGTGTCCTTCTCCATGACGAAGTATCGTCTGATTGAACTCGGATACAGAGAGGCGGAGGGGATCTGCTGTTATATGGATGGAAGGATGATCCCGGACCACGGGTGTTCCGGTGCATGGCCGGAGGGCGTGACCTATACGATCTCTGCTGGTGATGCAGTGGAGCTTTCTGCAGAAGATCCGGCCTTTCACGATCTGATCTGCGGTGGACGCTACCGCTTTGTGGAGGGACACTTCTGTCTGGACAGAAAAAAGTATGTGCAGGAAACCCGGTCCGGGATCCCTTATCTTACGTCCTACGCTCGTACCCACATCGATGAGTGTGCCATTGCGTTTCATGTATCGGGCAGATTTAGGAATACAAGCTATCGAAATGGCCGTGTCCAAAGAAACAGGATCAAGCCGGTTACCAATCAATATCGTCCGCGTTACGAACTGGTAGCCGAGCCGGGGACGGCCCAGTACGTGAAGGAAAATGAGACGTTTTCCCGTGACAGCTATCTTTGGGGCGAACTGCTCTATGAGCTGCCAGATGATTTTCGGGGTGCGGTGAATCTGATTCTTTCCAAGAAGGGAATCACAAAGGAAAGACTTTCCGAGGAGCTGGGTGTCGAGACCAGGACGATGACCAAGTACCTGGCGCAGGATTCTCCATCGCTCCCGCATGTGGTCGGCATCTGTATTGCTATGAAGGTGCCATTCTTCATTTCTGAAAAGCTCGTCGAACTGTCTGGAAACAGTTTTCAGAGAAAACCCCTGCATCACCAATATCGGGAGTTTCTCTTTCAGGTCGATTCTCTTACCGTTGCAAGGTGCGAGGACATCCTGGCAGAACGGAAATTGCCGCCATTGTTCAGAAAAAGTCAATTGTTCATCGAGTGAGAAAACAGCTGGAGTACCAAAGGGTGCCCCGGCTTTTTTTCTTTCCGGTGTTTTCCGAAGCCATCAGACAACCGGACAAGGAAAATTGGGAAAAAGCAAAAAAATTTCAACATTGCAGGAACAGAACTGTTCCGGTAATGAATCTTTTGAAATGCGGGAATTGCCCGGAAAATAAGCCATTTCTTAATTGGATCCGGAAGGGCCGGATGGGAGAAACCCTTATTAATACCGGATTTATTATAGGAACGCTTCTGGTCCTGTTTTGAATAGTTTTCATCCGGTACTATAACCTTACGTTCAGGGGAGCGAAAGAAAATCCCGGAACGAAAATTCATATCGAATGCCTGACTTAAGTCAAATGCATAAAGGCAGAGATACGCATACGATTCGATCTTCTCGGGCAGGGGCGCTCCCTGCATAAGAGAGAAAGAATGGTCTGGAGTACGACAGGTGCTGTTTTTATGCCTATTTGACGCGATAAGCCCTGCGTGTCCTTCAGATTTCTGAATCGTACATGTGGGGCTTTTTCTTTTCCCTGCTGCAAAAGGTTTCTCTGCCTCCCGAAGTCAGGACGAAGGAGGTGGTACCTATGGCTTAGACGGATTCGCAGAAGCGGATGAGACTGGAAGAGAAAAATTGTTCAGATTCAGGAGGAAGACAAAGTGAAACTTTATGAGATTAATGCCGAGATTCAGGCACTCTCGGACGCCATTGATTTTGATCCGGAGACGGGAGAGCTGCTCGGCGACGTGGAGGAACTCTGGGAGAAGATCCACAAGCTTCAGATGGAGAAGAAGTCGATTCTCACCTGGCTTGCAAAGCTCGTTTTAAACCTGAGAGCAGAAGGGGCTGCGCTGAAGGCCGAAGAAATGAGGCTGAAAGCCCGCCGCGAACGCCTCTCCAAAAAGGAGGAGCGGTTCCTTCGGATCCTGGACCGGGAGTGTCAGGGAGAGAAGACGGACCTTGGCGTTGCGACCTTCGCTTACCGGAAGACCAGCCATGTAGAGGTGACGGATTCCGCAAAAGCGGTCCGTTGGCTGAAGCGTCACAAGTATATGAGCTGCTTTCGCGTACCAGAGCCGGAGGTTGCAAAGAGCGAGGTGCGGAAACTGATGCATGCGGGCACAGAGGTTCCCGGATGCTGCGTGGTTTCGGATACCAGTTTTTCGTTGAAGTAAGAAAGGAGACAAGATGTTAAACATTTCAAGCGGGATCGTCATACGTCCGCAGAAGGTCGTGATCTATGGTCCGGAGGGAATCGGCAAGACGACGCTTGCAGCAAAGATGCCGGATCCTTTGTTTATCGATACCGAGGGTGGCAGTGCGTATCTCGATGTACGCAGGATTGACCGACCGGAGGAATGGGAGGAGCTGCTCTCCATTGTGCATGAGGTGGCAGCAACCGATGGTATCTGCAGGACGCTGGTTCTGGATACCGCCGACTGGGCAGAACAGCTGGCAATCAAGTACATCTTGAAGAAGTACGGCCAGGATTCTATTGAGGCCTTTGGTTATGGCAAAGGATATACCTACATTGGCGAGGAATTCGGAAGGCTTCTTTCTGCGCTTGATTCGGTGATCGATGCCGGGATGAATGTCACGGTGACGGCGCATGCCAAGATGAGGAAATTTGAGCAGCCGGATGAGATGGGTGCTTACGACCGCTGGGAGATGAAGCTGTCCAGACAGTCGGCCCCGCTCTTAAAGGAATGGTGCGATATGCTGCTTTTCTGCAACTATGAGACCTATGTCGTGAACAGCGAGAACAACACGGCAAAGGCACAGGGCGGGAAACGTGTCATGTACACGAGTCATCATCCCTGCTGGGATGCCAAGAACCGCAACGGTCTGCCAGAGAAGGTGGACTTGGATTATCGGTATCTGGCGCCGATCTTCGCCGCAACATCCAAGGGGAATCCGGGTAACCACGCGAAAACAGTGACTGCCGGAGGAGAAGGAAAGACACAGATCGCACCTTTGCAGGAAGAGACTACGGAGGAAAAGAGAACCGCCCTTTGCAAGGTACAGGCACTACTTACAGCAGATGGGATCGCAGAAGAGGACCTTCGCAGATTTGTCGCAGAAAAGGGGCATTACCAAGAGGATACACCAGTTTCGGAATACACTGAGAAGTTTCTTGCAGGCTGGGTAATTCGTTACTGGCCGAGGATCCGGGAGATAATCCGAAAGGAAAGAGAGAAAGCCGGGAAGATTGAAACTGCAATGACCTCCAACAGGGAGGCAGATATCGCCGAAGCAAATGATGCAATGGAAGAGCCCGCACAGGAAAACACCGGAAAAGAAGATGGAAGAAAGGAAAGAAGAGACAATGGCTGATTACAACAAGAAAAATTCTATGGGAAATAACACAGACGGCTGCATGGACTGGGATGACGCGATTGAAAACGATGGGAAAGAGTTCATCGTCCTTCCGGAGGGAGACTATGTCTTCAAGGTCACAGGATTTGAGCGCGGCAGGTATCCCGGGAGCACAAAGATTCCGCCCTGCAATAAGGCGACTCTGACCCTTGAGGTCAGAACAAAGGACGGTATCGCCTTCGCCCATCCGGATATCATTTTGTACCGTTCACTGGAGTGGAAGATCTCGTCTTTCTTCCGTTCGATCGGACAGAAGAAACATGGCGAACGTCTTGTTATGGACTGGAATAAGGTTATCGGATGCAGAGGACGTGCCCATTTCCATCCGGAAACCTACACCGGAAAGGACGGAGTAGAACATCAGAAGAACGAGGTGGACCGCTATCTTGATTATGACGAGACCAAGATGACAGAAGATCCGGAAGATGCGTTTATGCAGATCCCGGAGGATGCCACAGACGATCTGCCATTCAACTAAAGGAGAGTCTGTATGGATCACAACATTTTGTCTGCGTTGTCAGCAATCAATGTGGCGGAGCTGTCCCGTGCCGACTGGATTTCCGTCGGCATGGCGCTAAAGGAAGAAGGATTTCCTTGCTCGGTCTGGGACGACTGGAGCCAGAACGATATTCGCTACCATCCGGGCGAGTGCCAGAAGAAGTGGGATGGCTTTCGCGGAAATTCGAAGCCGGTGAAGGCCGGAACCATCATTCAGATGGCGAAAGATCGGGGCTGGACACCCTACACGGGTGAGGACGGATGCATGAATTGGAATGACACGATCGAATATGACGGGGAGGATGCCTTTACGGGCTTCCCTCCGGAAACATGGAACCCGGTGCAGAATCTTATCGATTACCTTACGCTGCTATTTGATCCGGAGGATCACGTCGCCTATGTGACGGGTGATGTCTGGCAGAATGAGGACAAAAAATGGGTGCCCTCCAAGGGCGTCTATGACCGGACCCGGGACGAGCTTCTTAGTTCTCTTCGGAAGCATCCGGATGATATCGGTGCGACCATTGGAGACTGGAAGAAAGAGGCCGGGGCATGGATCCGCTTTAACCCGGTCGATGGGGAAGGCGTGCGAAATGAAAATGTCACGCGCTTTACCTACGCACTGATTGAATCGGACACCCTGCCGATTGCGGAGCAGAACGCACTCTTCCGGAAATTGGAGCTTCCCATTGCGGCACTGGTCCACTCAGGAGGTAAGAGTCTGCATGCGATCGTTCATATCGATGCCAAGGACGCAGATGAGTATCGAAAACGCGTGGAGTTTCTCTATGATTTTCTGGAAAAGCATGGCGTGTCGATTGATCGCCAGAACCGAAATCCTTCCAGACTCTCACGCATGCCCGGAGTCACAAGAAACGGAAACCGGCAGTATCTTATCGGGACAAAGATCGGGAGGAAGAACTGGAATGACTGGATGGATTATGCGGAAGGGATGGACGATGAGCTTCCGGCTCTCGTGGAGCTGGATGCTTTTAAGGATCATCCGCCGGATCTTCCAGAGGAGCTGATTAAAGGAATCCTTCGCCGAGGGCACAAGATGCTCCTCTCCGGATCCTCGAAGGCGGGAAAGAGTTTTCTTCTTATGGAACTTTGTATCGCAATTGCGGAAGGAAAGAAGTGGCTGGGATTTTCGTGCAGGAGAGGAAGAGTTCTCTACGTAAATCTCGAAATCGATCCGCCGTCTGCAATCAACCGATTCCTGAAAATCTATCAGGCGCTCGGCATCCCGATGCTGCACGCGGAAGACATCGTGATCTGGAACCTCCGTGGTCATGCGATTCCGCTGGATCAGCTGGTGCCGAAGTTAATTCGCAGAGTCCGGGATCAGCACCTAGATGCGATCATCATCGATCCGATCTACAAGGTCATTACCGGCGATGAGAACAACGCTTCCGATATGGGTGCGTTCTGTAACCAGTTCGACCGGATCTGCTCCGGTACCGGATGCGCCGCTATCTACTGTCATCATCATAGCAAAGGTGCGCAGGGCATGAAAAAAGCAATGGACCGGGCTTCCGGTTCCGGAGTTTTTGCGAGAGACCCGGACGCTCAGCTCGACATGATTCAGCTGGAGCTTACCGAGGATTTGAAGAACCACCTTGCTGATCCGGGCGAAACGGCATGGAGACTGGAATCGAGCCTCCGGGAATTCCCCAACATCCGACCGGTCAACTTTTGGTTCTCCTATCCCATTCATCGGATCGATACGACCGGTGAACTGGAGGCCCTTGGCGCAGAAGGGAGCGCTGTTGCAAACCTTACCAGGACCGGAAATTTCTCCACGCCGGAGAGCCGTCGAACAGCTATCGACAATGCCTACGACGCGCTTTCCATTGATGAGAACATCCAGCTCACGGTGAATGATCTCGCGGAGTATCTGGGGCTTGCACCGCGTACGGTGCGGAGGTACCTCGGCGAGTGCAAGGAGGCCTACAACTGCACCAATGGCGTTGTGAGACGACGGAAAAGTCGGGAGGGACAACCGGGATAAAAGCGGTTGTCCGCCTATGGTTGTCAACCGTAAAACGGGCGGCTGTCCATAGAAGGTCAACCGCCCTATATATAGATATATTTTGTCCAGGTTAGACGTCCATGTGTGGGAAGGACGTAAACGTCCGTCCTTCCACAACATGAACCGGGACGATTCCGCTGGAACCTGAATAAAGGAGAACAATCGGAATGGCTCCAGAAATCTTATAAAACCAATTTAGCTTTGCAGAGTCGAGAAAGCTTTTACTTGAACTGAATCTGTAAGAAAGGAACAAAGAATGAAATTTTTCGTCAATTGTAATCCACCGACAGCAACCGCACAGGAGAAGAAGGTTGCGCTGGTGAAAGGAAGAGTCGTGTTTTATGAACCGTCGAATTTGAAAGCGGCGAAGAGTCAGCTTACTTTTCATCTTTTAAGGCACAGACCGAAAGAACCTCTCAAAGGTCCTTTATCCCTTACCGTCCTCTGGCTCTTTCCGAAAGGAAAAAACCATAAGGATGGTACATGGAGAATCACCCGTCCAGATACCGATAATCTGGAAAAGATGCTGAAGGACTGCATGACCCGTTGTGGATTCTGGAAGGACGATGCGCAGGTCGTAAAGGAATATGTAGAGAAGAAGTGGTCCGAGAACCCGGTTGGTATCGAAATTGAAATTGTGGAACTGGAGGGAAAA